TTACACTAAGAGCACTAGCACTACCGCCGCCTGATATAAATGTGTCGTAACTGCCGTTACTGGTATTATGAACTTTATTAATACTTGCGTTAGCAAACTCTGGGTGATCTACATCGACACCACTGTCGATCACATAAACCATAACATCGTCGCCTTCATAGACTGGATCAAATGTGTTTCTCAATGGTAAGTTTCTTGTAACAAGTCGTTGCTTGTGCCAGTCACTAGTTGATTCGCTGATTGATAAAGTGGCAACGTTGGCATCTGCGCCTACTAGTTCTGATGCTATAACATTTGCTAGTCCTGTAACATTACCAATGTGTGCTTCGTCAATGGATATTTCATAGAATCCGCCGTCAATGTTTTCATAAGATTCAACTACAGTTGCTCCAACACCAGTTAATTGGCTAGGATATGAACTTGGATCATAACTGCTTTCATCTAAACCACTATCCAATCTTGGATTTTTCATTGATATAAAATAATTTTTTGTTGCCATTTATTTTTCCCTCAATATATAATTTACAACCACGTCTGGCGCATTTCTTTTAATAACGACAGCACGGGTCAATGTTTGTCTAAAATGCTTATCGAACTCTTTTAGCAATAAGTCTTTACCTATATATTTATCTGAATAGAACTTTTTGACGCCTTCAAAGCCAGTGTATTTAGGCCTAGGCGTGGCATTTAGATTGTTAGGTTTATAAAAATAGTTATACTTAAAATTATATTTGCTTTTTTTGAGATTTCGGTATTTAGTACTCCTAATATTTACAATGCCATCAGCCGAATCTTTATATTCTTGGGCCCAAGATAAATTGTTTCCGTCCATTGACCAACTGGTATATTTTATAAGTTCTTCATAAGTAATAGGCGTTTTTTTAAGTAGATTGTTTGTTGCTGTAAGGCACATATCGGTGTTGTAAGCATAAAAGTCTGATATAGACTCATCATTTCGATCTTTTAAAAATTTATCAAATACAAAAAATGGCTGAGATTTTTCCATAAAATTAATATCATTTTTTACCTCGCCATTGAAAGAATAGTTTTCTACAATCGAATATATGTCTTGTTTTGTTTGTCTACAGTTATGAAAAATATTTGTAAATATTTTTTGATGTCCACTGTAAATAATATTACCGTCAATTTTTTCAAATGCGTTTAGTATAGGTGTAAATTGTGGACTATTACAACCGTAGTCAAACGCATACTTTCTAAATTTACCTGTTGAGAAAAAATCTATAATATCGATATCGATTATTTTGGGTGTTATGTTGTGTTTAGAGCAAAATTTGAAAGCATATTTGATGTCGTAATCATTTAAAATTTTGTCTTTATGTTTGTAAGATACAATCACAGGTGTAAAATTAATACCGTGTTCTATAAAAATATTACCTATGTTTTCGCTATCTATACCACCACTGAGAAATAAATTATAATTGTTTTCCTGTAGCATATCATACATATGATTTTTTACATATTCAGATATACTATTTTCAATTTTTGGATTTTTTGATAATGTAGATGTTGAAACGTAGAACATCGGATTATCATCTAAATTATGTGTATAAATTAATTTATCTTTTGAATGGTAGTGTCCTATATTAAAACAATCTAAATCGTCTAAAAAAGTTTTTTCTAAAAGATTTAATTTGTGGAGTTCATTATCCAATGTTAACCTTACTTGCCCCACCGCTGATACCGTGTCCACATGATGCGGCGTCGCCGGCTCTTGCGGCTGGCTTACCATTAATTTTTACTTTACTAGAGCCTTCAGCAATCACTGGATTTTTATGCGGTGAGTCACCATGAGCCTGTATAGCATCGCCTTTTCGTGCGGCGGCAAGTCCTTCAACCTTTACATTGTCAGACCCTTCTTTGATTGGCCCTCCGGCTACATCTGCTGTTTTTCTTGCGGCTTTTGGCATAATAGTATTTATGCCTTTGCTAAACTGATACCTGTTGTTCCTTCAACGTATTGGTCTGCTAGATCTTTTAATGTGTCCATAGTACAAATTACTTGCTCATTAGCAATAGTAATTTCTTTAGATGCGTCAGCACTGAAAAGCCATGGCACTAATCCTAGTCCTTGCGGTGTTATGCTTACTGCCATAGGTTTTTCGATAGTAATACCCAAGTCGTCTTGGTTTACAAATCTTGTAATTAATTCGGTATCGCTTGTTAATTTGATAGTGACAATGTCACCTTTAGAATGTGGTTTTTGTATTAGCATGTGTTTCCTCTGTGTGTGATTATTTATATTATAGTGAAAATCCAGAGAAGGTTTCTTTGTCAACGTCTTGTTTAGTACCGCCAATAACATAACTGCTAATTTCAGTTTCTTGTGGTGCTACTTGTACTTCTCCACCTGTGATCCATGCTTGGGTCCAAGGTAAAGGATTGGTGCCTGTATTGAAAATTTTCTTTTGTCCAACGGCATGCATTCTTTTACCCGCTATATACTCTACATACTGTTTAAGCAGTTCAGCATTTAAACCAATAATACTGCCGTCTTTGAACAAGTAGTCTGCCCAAACTTTTTCTTGTTCAACTGCGTCTAAGAAAAGTTGTGTACACTCATCATAAGTTTCTTCTCTGATTTTTTCAAAGTCTTTATCTTCACGTGGCAATAGTTTTAGCATTTGTTGTGTACTTGCCAAGTGAACATTTTCATCTCTAGCAATAAGTTTTATAATTTTAGCATTGCCTTCCATTTTCTTAAGTTCAGCAAATGCCCAACTACAAGCAAATGAAACATAAAAACGTACACCTTCTAATATGTTTACACTCATCAAACACATCCAAATACGTTTCTTGTGTTCGTATTCATTGTACTTGGCACTACCGGACTCTCTGAGTCTATTATACTCAATTAATGAGTCATAGTATTCTGTAATGCTATCTGAACAATCAACAATTTCTTTTATGCTCATCATTTCATCAAATACTTTACTTGGATCTGGATACACATTTCTAATAATATGTGTATAACTTTTACTGTGAATTGTTTCTGAAAATGCCCAAGTTTCAATCCATGTTTCGAGTTCTGGTAAACTAACAATTGGCAGTAATGCCAAGTTAGGTGAACGTCCTTGTACACTATCTAATAGTATTTGTCTTTTTAAATTACTGGTAAAGATGTGTTGCTCAAAGTCTGTTAGGTCCTTGAAGTCCTTTGCGTCTTTGAGAATATCAACTTCTTCTGGTCGCCAAAAAAATCCTAACTGCTTTTCTGTTAGTTTATCAAACTGTCTATATTTTAGTACATCAAATCTTTGTACGCCCATGTCGTTAGACAAGAACATATTACTCTTGTTTGTATATTTTGATTTTGTATTAAGTACACTCATTAAATTTTACAACTCTCGCAATCTTCGTCGTCTAGTTCACCTGCCTCTAAGTCAGGTAGTTTATCATCTTTGTTAATATCAATTTCGCCTTGACCATCATATGTATTGTTGTAGTATAACTGCTTACCACCATACTTATAAAACATAAGGAGATCCTGAATCAGCACACTCATTGGTACTTTTTCATCTTCATAGTGTTCGGGATTATAAGAAGTATTTACCGAAATTCCTTGGTCAATGTACTTTTGAAGTACAGCCATTATTTTTAAATAACCTTGTGGTGACTTTTGATCCCACAGTAGATCATATTTGTTTTTATAATATGGAAAGCCTGGTACAACTTGCTTTAGTACACCGTGTTTACTTTGTTTAATGCTGATGTAACCACGTGGTGGCTCGATTCCATTCGTGCTGTTACTTATCTGAGCAGACGTTTCTGCTGGCATTAATGCCATTAATGTACTGTTTCTTATACCATGTTCTTTCAAATTCTTTCTAAGTTCTTTCCAATTTTGTCTTTCTTTGTGTTTAACTAATTCATCTACATCTTTTTTGTATGTTTGGTTGGGTGTTATACCTAAACCGTATTTTGTTTCGTTGGTTCCTGGACAAGCACCTTTTTCCATTGCTAGTTTGTTACTTGCTTTGATTAAACTGTAACTCCATGCTTCTGCCCATTCGTCGATAAGTTCTAAGTTTGGCTCTTGATATGTCATGCCATGTTTTGCCATCCAATAAGCAAAGTTTATAATGCCAATGCCTAGTGGTCTACGTTTCATTGTGCTGAGTTCTGCCGCTAAAACAGGGTATTGTTGATAGTCTAGCAGTTCGTCTAATCCTCTAACTGCTAACTTACATACCTTATTCATTTCTTCAAAGTCTTTGATTACACCCCAGTTGACAGCACTTAATGTACATAGACTAATCTCGCCTTCTTCATCATTGATATGTGTTAAAGGTTTAGTAGGTAAATCAATTTCACAGCATAAATTACTCTGTTTAATTGGTGCTACCTCTTCAATGAATGCTCCATGTGTGTTAGCATGGTCAACATTCATTAAATAAATTCTACCTGTGTCTTTACGTTCTTGTACGAACGCAGAAAACAATTCAATAGCAGGAATAGACTTCTTCCTAATACTTGTTTTACGTTCTGCCGCTTCGTATAATTCTTTAAATTTGTTTTGATCAGCAAAGAAACTTTCGTAAAG